CGCCAATATATGCTCGGACTTTAACCAAGCGGATGCCTTGTGTGGTTGAAGTTGTGGACATCATGTTTGCCGCCACACCCCCACTGACCGAAGCCATAGAAGGTATTTGTGCCGTCGTTGTGAGCCCTGTACCTGATGCATCAAATTCGAACAAAAATTCACCAGGTTGTGTGAACAGCAAATCATTGCCGTTAACAACCTTGATTGGTAAAATGCCCGATGACGCAACCACAGTTTGGAAAGGAGATCCAAACGCATTTGTGTTGAACGCTATCTGCCCACTTGTGGTGGGACCATCAGTTGGTTTTCGTAGTTCCACAGTGTATTCAACATAAAGCTCTCCGGTGACAATGCCATTACCATAGACTGAACTCAAGTTCATAACTCCAAGATCATAGGTCTTAATATCCAAGTTGGCAGCCAGGTCGCCAGCACGCACATATTTCCACGGCGAATCACAAGGAATTGACAAATCATTGCCACTCCAACAGTTAATCTCCGAATTAGGAATAGATTGTGCTTGGGATGCCTTGGAAGATGGCGGACCATCTGCCGCATCATAGTCAAAGGACATCATAATGACTCCATTAGTATCTGTTGCACAAACAGAACGATATTCAAAACGCAACCGTTTAAAACGGTATTCCTCATAACGGCGTGCCAACTTGGCCAACCAAGGAAAAGTTCCAGGTAAACCCGGGTTTGCGTAGAATTGTTGAACTGTAAAAGCCCCTGTACAATCAATAGGAGCCAAGAAACTCCGATGAGACACCTCAATGGTGCCACTTGGTTTATTGGTAATGCGTGGCGCTGAACCCACTCGTTTAGTTGCAATTGCAACTGGCGCCATTCGCTTTGTGTCATTCCCAGTTCTGGTTACTGGGTTTGATCCTCTCAAATTCTTTTTGGTCATAGTGTAAAATTGTTTCGGTGATAGTTTTGATGGTTTATCATCGGCCCTCAGAGCTCCTTGCAACCCAACTGGTATCGCCATAGCTGTTGCCAGCAACCCATTCCCAAAGTTTTGCTTGAAAAATTTATAGTCTGCCGCTTTCAGGTTTCCCTTTCGAGCATAAACTGCGTCATGCTCACGACATGTTTGATCAAGCTCATCAATGGCTGCAACAGTAGGTTCCACACTGGATTGAAATTGCCCATCGGACCAATAAGGACCGCAAAAGTTTCCGTACATTATAGTGGTGCGCTGGTATACTCACAGAAACTATCAAGGGCCCTGACTGAGTGGGTCAAGACCAGCTCTCTGTAATATTCTTCTATGGCGAGTTGCTCATCCGGAGTCACACCCCATGCTTCGAAGAAAGTCACGCGTGCCATGTCTGTTATTTCAGACACTTCCGCAGTTAACCCTCTTGCCAACAATCGTGCTCCAGAGGCCATAGCCGGATGCTTATCCACATTTGAAGCCAGCCCATTACGCATGTACATTAAGTACATCTCCTGAAAAACTGGTACTCCGCTGGTGAGCGCCAAACCACCTTGGCCGACGGCAAAGATCCACTTGCGAAACATTTTCTCCGAGTCTAGCGGGATAATGGACAAAGAGTCCTTCTCACGCGCAACCTCAAAGTTTCGCACCATGGTCCATCCGTGTACGGTCTCGACAGGGTGCATCTGACAAAACTCTACATCCGAAAACCTGTATACCGGTGGCTCTACAGCCATACGGAAACCTAAATCTAAAAACCATTCCTCCAAACCGACATTGAATCGTGCAAGATCCTTTGCTTCCATAAACACCGCGCAATCGTCCCCGTTATTGCCAAGACGTATTTCTACGCCCCGCTCATGCGCAAACTCGTAAACGAGTGCACACATGATTAAACAATTGCCTAAAGCAGTATTCATATCACCTGAGAATCTACGACCACTCACCTTGTAACGCAACTTCCCGTCTTCACAGTACCCTACTCCTTCATTATCCAACTGCATTTTAAGCAGTCGGGCCAACTCTTTGTCGCGTCCTGACAAAATTAAGTAAATAGAATGCTCCCACTCCAGCATTGACCTACTCACATGCATGTCGAAGCGTTTGGCATCAAGCCCAACAACAACACACTTGCCAAAGACGTCCCACTTGTTCTTGAGGATATCTGCGATTTGACGTAC